TGCATCAAATACTGGTTCTTCTACACAGAGTTTAATAAGTAAACCAGGTCCGTTTAATATCGTTTTAACATCTACTAAACGTATATTATTTCGCGTACAAGGCACGTCTGTTACGTCGACATCAGGTGTTAATGTAACATCTAGTATTGCTGTTAGTTCTAGTTGGGATCATGTTGTATGTCAGAAATCTGGTAGTTACATGCAAATTTATATTAACGGCGTATTAAATCAGTCAGTATACCAACCTGCTATTGATCCAACTATTGCAACTGGTATTATTATTTCTAATAATCAACCTATGTATATTGGATATGATTTTAGTGGATCATTAGATGAAATTAGAATTTATAATAAAGCATTAACATCGACTGAAATTTCATATTTATCAGATCGGCATATCACCGGTTCTCTGTTACAAACAAATGTAGTAGGTAATATATTCAATAAACACGGTATTGCAGTTATATCAAGTGCTAATTTTATTTATAACGATCTAGTTAATACTCCATATACTGCTAGTTATAAAAGTACAGTTACGAGACATGAATTAAGTACTATTGTAAAATTAGATTCAGGTGACTTTAATATGTCACTTAATCAATCTTTAACATTAGATAATAATACAACATATAAGAATTTTGTTAGTAGCAGTGTATTTTCTCCATATATAACAACTATAGGTTTATATGATGATTATGGACGTTTATTAGCAATTGGTAAATTAGCACAACCTATAAAAAAACGTGATGATGTTGATATGAATTTTTTAATTCGTATGGATTTAGATAAAGGTGTAAAATGATAAGATTGAAAACTATATTAATGGAGTTATCTGATTCTGAATTATCTCGATGTTTATCAAAAATTAAAAATAAAGAATTTCGATATATCGGCGGTGGTGATAATGGACGGGTTTATGAAATTGACGGCGAAGATAAAGTTTTTAAGATTACTAAAGAACGAGATGAATTTGAAGTAGCAAAACGTATCGTAAATCGTTATTCAGAATTTACTACATTTATACCGGTATATTATATTAATAATGATGATATGTATATAATGGCAAATGCATCCCCAATACCTACTGTTATTCGTACGAAAATTAATGAATTTATGAAAGAATTTGCAGAGTATGCACGGTCCGAAGGTGGTGAAGTTTCTATATTCGATTTTATTAATCAAACTGATAACATAGACCCACAATTAGATAATTTTCTAAATGCACTACAACGAGATGTAGAAAAAATAAATATTCCAGAATTTGATCTAGATTTAGATTTTCGTGCAGATAATGTAATGAATTGGAATGGTAAATTGGTATTAGTTGACTGGTAAATATATATACATATAAGTAGGATAATAAAAATGATACGTTTAAAAGCATTATTAACAGAAAATGAACGTCCTGAAAAAGCGTCTGGTGAAATGATCGATGGGTTATCAGGAACTGATAAATGGCAATATTGGAGGAATTCTGATAATACGAATTGGTATACTAAAAAGAAAAAATCTAATACATGGTTAGATATGCGTATTTCTTTGTTTAAAAAATATAAAAAAGAAGAAGCTACTAGCCGTTGGGAAGAAGCTACTGCAAAATTAAATAAATGGGTAAAAGATCACCCAGGTGATTATAATATAATAACAGTTAGTGATTCTGATATTGAAACATTTAAAGAAGAACCGGTAGCTACTGATTTACAAAGCCAATTAAAACATCTACAAAATATCGATTATCACGATGTTGTTACTGATTATAAATTTATTGAAATGGATGATGCAATATTTCGTGCAAAAGTAAAAAGAAATTCGCCATTAATTGTAAAAGAAATCACGCCAGATAAAAAATATTATCGAGTAATATTACCACATAGATTTTTTAGAAAAGATTATGATATATATGTAAATGTTTCGGATTTTGATTTAACTAAGGACGGTAATAACATTATTGGAACATATAATGGTTCTGATTTAAAATTTGAAATATATCGACCAAAACAAAAAGGTTCAGAAGATAAAATTACACTTTAATATTAAAGGTATATATGTATAATTTAAAACGATTGCTATTAGAAGTTAATACAAAAATAGATAGAAAAAAACCATTTTCATTATCACCCAGTGACCCATATATGTATTATTGGGATACTACAGAAGGCGGCGTTTGGATGTCAAAAAAGAAAAATGCACCTGCTGATGAACCATGGTTCAATTTAAAATTAACACTATCTCCATCTGACTATTCAATATCTAATAAAAAATTAGGTGCAAATCCGTTAGCTAATACAGCATATCAATTAGATGCATCAGGTGAAACTACTGATTATTCTTCTAGTAATGATGCAGCTGCACTAGATGCACAAAAGCAAACAGATGCATTAAATAAAAGATTAAAAGCATATAATGCAGATTTTGGTTTAGATAATAAAAAAATAGATGTATCACAATTAAAACCAATCGAAGCTGGTACAACTTCAAATTTCAATCCTAAAATTTTAACTAAATTACCTAATGGTTGGATGCAAATAGAAATACCATGGGGTACATCAAATAAAAAAACAAAATTTTGGACTAGATCTAAATGGTTTACTAATGGATCATATAATTATAAAAATGGTAAACGTAGTTATAAAGTTTATTGGATGTCTCCTAAATAATTATTTTTTTTAATAAAACTAAATATTTAAATACACGTTATGGCAAAAAATCATTGGCATGGTGCTGCAAATTCAAAAAGAGCGAATGCATTAAAATACGGTTATAAATCTGGATTAGAACATACTGTAGCAGATTTTATAAAAACTACAGAATATCCTTTGAAATATGAAACAGATACATTAAATTATATAGTACCGGAACGTAAAGCAAAATACACACCAGATTTTGTTTTTACTAAACGTGACGGTACTACAATGTATATCGAAACTAAAGGACGATGGACTAGTGCTGATCGTTTAAAAATGAAACATGTTTTAGCATCAAATCCTGGAATAGATATTCGCATGGTATTCCAAAATCCTACACAAAAAATATCAAAAGCATCTAGTACTACGTATGAATCTTATGCAAATAAACTAGGTATTAAACATGTAGCAAAAAAATCAATTCCATCAGAATGGTTAGAAGAATGTTTGAAAACTGGCGAAGAACCACAACAAGTTAAAAAGTTTTTTGCATAAAGGTTTGATTTGTGAAATATTTTTAATACATTCATAATGAAATTAATGTTAATTAATTAAATGATTAATTCAGTATTGAATTGATCGTTAGACCAGAAATGTAATGTATGTGTCTAACTAATATTAATTATTATATATAATATTAATATATTAATTGGATTAATACTGAATTTTTCATATAATTTTAATATGAAGAATGTAAAGTTATTACAATTACTAGAATCTGTGTTAGGTAAAGGTAAACCTACATCTGGTAATAATATCGCATTCTTTTCTCCTTTTATTTCACATTACAAACCTAAATTAGAAATTGATATTGCAACTAACTCTGCTGGCGAAAATGCTTGGCATTGTTGGATATCTGATAAAAAAGGACGTAGCATTGCTACATTGTTTAAACAATTAAATTTAACAAAAGAAAAGTTTGAACAACTTAATCGTATTATTGAATCTAATAAATATAGATCTCATACTACGGAAACAAAACAACTAGTAACACTACAATTACCACAAGATTATAAACCATTATGGATTCCGAAAAAGTCTCCGGATTATAAAAATGCAGTGCATTATTTAAAACAACGTGGTATTTCTATTTTTGATATTTTAAAATATAGAATCGGATATTGCGAATCTGGCGAATATGCTGGTAAAATAATTATACCTAGTTATGATGCTGCGGGACAATTAAATTATTTCGTATCCCGAGCATTTTATAAATCAGATACTCAACGACATAAAAATCCTAAAGTTTCAAAAGATATTATCGGATTTGAATTATTTATAAACTGGGCAGAGCCGATTATACTATGTGAAGGGTCTTTCGATGCAATTGCAGTTAAACGCAATGCAATACCTTTATTTGGTAAAATTATACAACCCGCTTTGCAAAGAAAAATAATTGAAGAACGAGTAAGAAACATTTATTTATGTTTAGATCCAGATGCTTTAAAAAACTCAATTCAAATTGCAGAGCGTTTCATGGCTGAAGGTTTAAATGTATATTTTGTAGAATTACCAAATAACACTGATGCATCTGAATTAGGATTTCAAAAAATTAATCAATTAATACAAGATACTGATGTATTAACTTTTGAACGGTTAATGCAACTAAAAATGGATATGTTATGGATATAAAACACATTGATGTTAACATAGATCGTATTGATAAAATTTATCATATATCAGATATTCACATTCGAACTTTAAAGAGACACCGAGAATATCGAGAAGTATTTCAAACCATGTTTGATTATATTACAAAGACTAATACAGGCAATGATATTGCAGTTGTTACGGGTGATATCGTGCATAGCAAACTAGATATGTCTCCGGAATTAGTTCAAATGCTTGTTGATTTTTTCAATGGGTTTGATATTCCAACTGTTGTGATTCTGGGCAATCATGACATGAATTTAAATAATATGCATCGTGTAGATGCAATAAGTCCGGTATTAGATGTCATTAAGAATCCTAACATTATATTTGTTAAAGAAAATGGATTATTTGAAATAGCCGGCGTAGTATTTAATCATATGGCCGTCGATGTAGCACCATCAGAATATATTAAAGCATCTGACTTCGATGCTGAATATAAAATTGCTTTGCATCACGGAGCTGTTAATAGTGCAAAAACAGATATTGGATATCAAATATCAAATGAACATGTAACTACAGAATTATTCACAGGACATGATATCACTTTATTAGGTGACATACATAAACCAGCTCAGTATTTAAATGAAGCTCGTACAATTGCATATCCTGGTTCATTGATTCAACAAAATCATGGCGAAGCTTTAGATCACGGAATCTTAGTATGGGACTTAAAAACACGTAGCGCTGAATTTGTAGAAATACCAAATGAATATGGTTATGTTACATTAGAAGTGAGTGGTACTACTATTATCAATGCACCTACACGTATTCCTAATAAACCACGTGTTCGTATTAAATTTAATGATACGAGTGCAGCGGACATGAAAAAATTAATTGCTACTATTCGTAAAAAATATGATGTACAAGACATAACAATTCAACGCAATGCAATGTCTACTGATACTAATACATCATCATCATTTACGATTGGTAATGTTCGAGATATTGAATATCAAAACACATTGATTACTGATTATATATCTGTTAATTATCCACAAGCAACTGCAGAAGAAACTGATGCTATACGTTACATTAATCGAAGTATAAACTCAAAATTACCAGCAATTGAATCAGTGCGCCATATGACTTGGCATCCGGTTTCATTTGAATTTAGCAACATGTTTTCATATGGTGAAAATAACACATTACATTTTGATAATCTACAAGATGTATGTGGTTTATTTGCTGCGAATACATCTGGTAAATCATCTTTATTAGATGCAATAACATATACTATATTTGATAAATGTAGTAAAACAGGTAAAGCAAATGAAGTATTAAACAATAAAAAATCTTCATTTCATGCAAAGTTTGTGTTCGAAATGAATGGCACAACATATACTATTGTCCGCGAAGGAATTAAAGATAAAAAAGGTCATGTTAAAGTTTTAGTAGATTTTTATACTGATACTGAAAACTTAAATGGTGAAGAACGAAGTGAAACTAATAAAAATATTCGTCGCTATTTAGGAACATATGATGATTTTATTTTAACTGCATTTTCATTACAAGCAGATAACAATAACTTTATTGAAAAATCGCAAAGAGAACGTAAAGACTTACTTTCACAGTTTTTAGATATTACTGTATTTGAACAACTATACCAATTAGCTTCAGATGAAATAAAAGAAACTGCTGGTAAATTGAAAGAATATAAAAAGACTGATTTTGATGTTATTATAACTGATGCTGATAACACAATAACATCTAATCATCAGTTTATTACAGAATTAGAAACTGAAGAACATGAATTGCAAGAACAACGCAATGCAATGCATAATGAAATCTTACAACTAATTGAAAGTAAATTACCAACATCATATGATGGTCCTGGAATTAAAACTTTACAAAAACAGGAAACCGAATTAACAGAATCGGTAGAAACATTATTAACAGATATCGATACAGCTACTGCTGGTATTCAACTCATAAAAACAACTATCGCAACTACAAAAACAAATATAAAACAAAATTTCAACGAAACTGACTTACAACATCACGTAACAACATTACAACAATTGCAAACAGAACTTACAGATTTGCGTGATGAAATAAAAACACAGAAAGGCATTATCAATGCAAAACAAGAAAAGATTAACCATCTGGCAACACATCAATACGACCCGGAATGTAAATACTGTACATCTAACGTTTTCATTCAAAACGCAATCGAAGCACAAAATACAATTGAGCAAGATAGAAACATATTAATAGGATTAGAACAACAATATAATGCCAAACGAGATGAATATGATGTATTAAAACCATATGAAGCTCAGTATACGGAATTAAATACGTTAAAATTATCGATTGAAAAAACAGAAAATACTTTAAAGGTAAATCAATTGAAATTGGAATTAATGGAAAGCGATTTGCAGACTAAAGAATCTGAATTGGAAATATGTTTAGAGCGACAAGAATTATTTCGTGCAAATGAATCTGCTATTGTAACAAATGCTGAAATTGATTCTAAAATTACGGAATTAAAAACACAGATTTCTGAGTTAGATACATTAATAAAAAATATAACTACTGCAGTTAAAAAGAAACATGGAATAATAGAAGTTGCTAAAACAACTAAATCAGAAGCAATAATGCAGTTAGATAAATATAAAAAATTAGAAACTGAATATAAGGCATATGAATATTATTTAGCTGCAATTAAAAGAGACGGCGTTCCATATGAAATAATTTCTAAAGCTATTCCTAAAATTGAAACTGAAATTAACAATGTATTGAATCAAGTTGTAGATTTTAATATGGTGCTTCAAAGCGATGGTAAGAATATCAATGGATATATTATATATGATGAAGACAATTTCTGGCCGTTAGAATTAACATCAGGCATGGAACGTTTTATTTCATCTTTAGCAATACGCATAGCACTTATCAATGTGTCTGCATTACCACGTCCTAATTTCATTGCAATAGATGAAGGATGGGGAAGTTTAGATGCAGAACATATTTCTGCAGTAGTTAATCTGTTTGATTATTTCAGAACTAAATTTGAATTTTCTATTATTATATCTCACGTTGACACTATGCGAGACATGGTAGATAACTTAATCGAAGTAAATAAAATAAACGGATTCAGCCAGATTAACTACACGTGATATTTATATAAAAAGAATATCAGTAGATGAAACGAAAAGAATCAGTATATACAGGTTTACAGTTCACACCGGTTTGGTTTGAGGATAAAACATTAACATCGCCTAATTATTTTCAAATTACTGAATTTCCTACTAGATTAACATCTGGAAAAAATTTATTTAAATTTAGAGGTAATCCTTCAAATTTACAAGTAGGTAGTTACTTAAACATTGAAGTTTTAGATTATAACGGCGATCCTATTTATCATGAAGTTATCAATTACATTGATGAAGATAAATCTAGAGTTGTTGTAATTTATATATACGAAGAAACATCTCCCGGTGATTGTACTATAACATTAGTTGCGGAAGCAAAAAATGTACCTGCGGAATGGAAAGATAAACCAAACGTAAAATGGACTAGGTCTGTCCCGGTTAATCCGAATATATCCAATGTTTCTGAAATTATTTTTGAAACAGCACCTACGTTAGTTGTTACGGAACAGATCGGGCCGCATTTAGACAGAATATATGAAAGTACACAATTTCCTACGTATACAACAGGATTTGTTCGATATTTTTCATATAATGGTCAACCAGCAATAGAATTACAAAATGGTAATTTTACAAATGATATGGCAACTGGGACTATAACAGTTTCAGTACCTAATAATCCTACTCCTACGGCTCAATACAATGTATCTACAACACCATATATATCTACTATAAAAAAGATATTAAGTCCATCATTAGCATTATTAGATAGCGAATATACGGTTTATAGTAGCCAAAGTATATCATCTCATACATATCAAAAATTCGAATCATCTTCATTTGCATTAACATATGAAGCATCGCCACAATATATAGCTACACAGAACTCAGAATCATATGCATTAATAGAAATTAATAATCTAGAACCGGCTGCTGGCGATGTTAATCGAATAAAATTATATGCAAACAATACTGGTACCGTTGGTACATGGGAATTGATTAATGATATCGAATTAACAGAGACAGAAATATTTGTTACTAGTACATCATCGATATATCCAGATCAAAGTATAGGATCATTCGTAACACAGAGTAGTATCGACACATATTGGGAAGGTCATACATACACAGGATTCACTGAAACGACTGCACCGGTGTTACAATGGACAACTAGTTCTATAAACAATGCAATGCAAATACAAAATGCTACTGATATAAGTGCAAAAAATGCAGTAACGGTAGCACAAATTAAATCGGCATATAAAGGTTTATTTTTAAAAAACTCTGAATATAAAGTTACGATTGATGCATTAGGATCTACGATTGGAAACTCTGATGCAGTATTATCAGTATATCTATCCGGTAGTGCCATTTCATATGATACAACAGATTATTTTAATCAGGAATTACCTGTTAAATTAGGTAAACGTATTGGCGAATTACGAGTATCTACTACATCGCAGAGATTTGATGATATTATATTTAGTTTTGAACCTAATAACAACGGTAATGCTGTGTTATTATTAGTAGTAGAATCTGGTAATTGGCAAGTTTCTGATATCAGAACTACATCAGACAATGACTCCGGATATTCTCCTAATTATACTAGAATTCGCAGTTTAGTACCGACTGCTCATAAATCAAACAATCAACTTTCTTTTAAAGCAGAATATTACAATGTAACTGGCGAAAAAAGCAAACAAATTAGTTATGTCTATAATAAAGCCTGGACTGGCGGTAATCGTTATGTAGATGGCGATTATTCAATGCTCACAGGATCATTATATGTAGCAGATTCGTTAAATTCAGGTGTAGCAATTAGCGGATATAAAAATACTGGCTTTATTCGATCGTTAGGGTATAATGGTTTTAATGCTGGTAATCCTGGTTTCCTGTTATGGTCTGGATCTGCATTATCCGGATCTACAACTACATATCAAGGAGTTGGATTAGAATTATATGCTGACACTAACAATTATTTTAGATATCGAACTGATCCGTCTGAATTAATAGTTAAAACACAAAAATTCTTTTTAGGTTCTACATCACCTGCAAACTTTATTAGTGGTAGTAATGGTAATTTAGAAATCTCATCTAGTAATTTTCATTTAGATTCTGCTGGAAATGTAACAGCATCATACGGAGAATATAGAGGCACTAATACAGCTGATTTATATAAATTCCGCGTAGTAACAATTAATACTACAAATAGTAGTAGTTTGTTATCAACATATACATATTTAGGTAATACATATTATTGTCTAAATCTAACAGGTTCATATGACCCATCATTAACTGGTACCGGACCTGCTATGTTTATACGTGTGAGTACGAATTTATTATATCCAATTGGTGCAATAGAATTACATCCATATGACTGGTATAGTGGAGGATCTAGTACTAAATATATAACATATGCAACGTATTTAACAATAGAAGCTGGTGGATTTGATATATATTTATCAAAAGATACAATTCCACCAATTGGTTCAATAACACCAGATTCTGAGTTACGATGTGAATCTGATGATATATTATTCAATGGATTTCACCCTAGAACAGTTAATGGTACATCATATGCTAATACATTAAAAATAAATTCCGGAACACGAGTATTTTTAGCACAAAGTGCATTTGATTGGAAAATACAAAGTATAACATCATACAAAACCGTACCAGTAAAATTTGCATCTGGTTCTGAAACAGTTGGCACTGCAGTTATTAATGATATATTATTATTACAGCCACGTACAACAACACCCACATCTCCTACTGAAGGAATGATAATTGCATCTGGTTCTGCTGGTTCTACCGTGTTATATTATTATAATGGAACTACATGGAATTCTTTGTTTTAATATTTATTTATAAAAAGAAAATATATAATGGATAAAATAACAGTACTTTTTCCCGGAGGGTTTAAACCATTAACCGGTGCACATATGGCTTTAGCAGAACGTTATGCAGAATTACTAGAAGTAGAACGAGTTATCATGTTAATCGGACCTAAAGAACGTGATGGTATAACAAGAGAAAAAAGTGCCGAGATATTCAATTTATTAAATACTAATAATAAAATTGAAATGCAACCGACTGAATTCAACTCCCCGATCATGGCTGCATATGAATATTTATTTGCTTTACCGACTGATGTTACTGGTAGATATGCAATGGCTGCATCTACAAAAGGCGATGATTACGTACGATCGAAAGATTTTATTCCAAATGTAGATAAATATAAAATAGTAGGTGATAAAAAAGGACGTACAATTCCTGCTGGCATAGATGCTACTGAATTAAGTGTAAATGTAGATCCATTAATATCGGCAGTAGGTGAACCTATATCAGCAACAACACTACGTAATGCAATTGCAACAGATAATTATGAAGCATTCCGTACAGGATATCCTAATAACGATGAAGATACTGTTAAAAACATATGGCAAATCGTAACTGGATTGCAAGAATCTACTTATTCAACCGAATGGTGGAAGCAGGTATTCGAAGGCGCGATGGGTGAAAAAAATAAACAACAACACGATACTAAAATAAAAAAACTAAGAAAATTCTTAGATGCAAATCAAGCAAAAGAATTTGTTTATGATTTTGATAAATTTGCTAAAACTGTATTTGGAGCTAAAATTAACGAATCGGTAATTATTGAAAATTATATTACAAGGCAAGAATTATCAGAATTAGAACCAATAATTGATAGTTTTTTTAAAAAATATGGAATTGATGTTAATTTCCAAGGAGCACATACGCATTTTTTAGATAGATTGAATGATCCTAGAAACGAATCTCCAATTTATACAGATGAATTAAAAGATTTATTCCAAGATTTATCTGATGAATATGGTGAACAAATTGCAACACAATTACAACAAAATAAGCCAGGCGCTATAGAATCTGATTATCAATTTGATGTTCCGATACATATGCCATTTATGCTTCGATTTAATCCTCGTACTAGAATGATTGAATTAATTCCAAAAACAATTAAAAAACAAAGAAGACCATGGATTAATAGTGACAAATCACAAGTTATATATAAAATTGAATCTAATATCAAATCTGGTAAATTATTAACAGAAGGCGGTGCTGGAGGTCATATGAATCATCCATATGATGATCATGGATTAACATTCGGTGACATGAAAGAAATTGTATCTAGAGCATTAGGTGGGTATTTAGATATTGAAGAAGCAGTAACAGAAAAGACAGATGGGCAGAATATACAAGTAACATGGAAGAATGGTCAAATTGGATTTGCTCGTAATAAAGGTACTGTTATTAATCCAATGACAACTGCAGAATTACAAGCAAAATTTGATAATCGAGGACCTATATCTGAAGCATTTGGTAATGCTGGTGAGGATTTACAAGAAGCATTTGCTCGAATGCCACAAGATAAACTAAACGAAATATTCAAAAACGGACGTGTTTTTGCAAACATGGAAATTATTTATCCAGCAACAAAAAATGTTATTGCATATGAAACAGCTGTATTACAATTTCATAATTTAGTAGAGTATGATGAATCTGGTAATATTGTAGAAACAGATGCTACCGGTGGTGCATTAGTTCAAAGTATTATACAAGAGGCAAATGCTCATATGCAAAAAACATTTAAAATTATTCCACCACAAAAAATTAAAATTGGTCGTGTTGAAAATTTTGAAGATCAACAAGCTGCATTTATTAACGAAATCGATCAGCTTCGTAATAAATTCAGATTACAAGATACAGATCTAGTTACAGAATATCACAAAGCATGGTGGGCTGATGTTATACGAACTAAAGCAAATGAATTAGGATATGAAATACCAGATAACATATTAAACGTATTAATATATAGATGGGCATTTAATGATAAAAGTACTTCAATTGCTGTGTTAAAAAAACAAATTGATAATGCAGAATTTTTAGCATGGGTTTCTGAATTTGATAAACAAGATTTTAAACGTTATCAAAAACAAAACATGGAGCCATTTGAAACTATCTTTTTGAGGTTAGGCGCAGTTTGTTTAACTAACGCACAAAACTTTTTAGCAGTTAATCCTAGTAAAGCTGTGCAAGAAATACGTACAGAAATGGCACAATTAATTCGCGAACTAGAACAAAACCCAAATCCAGCAGTTACGTCTAAATTAAAAACCGAATTAGCACGTATACAACGGTTAGGAGGATTTGAAGCAATTGTACCATCGGAAGGTGTAGTATTCATATACAAAGGCAATACATATAAATTAACCGGTGCATTTGCACCTGTCAATCAAATTTTAGGAGTATTAAAATATTCACGTTGATATTTATATTAAATTAGGATTTTAAAAAATGGCTGAAAAACATAAAAGCAAGTACAAAGCACCAAAAGATTTAGAAAAATCTCAAAAACCAAAAGCTCGTAAAGATATAAAAGATTATACAGAAGATGATAAAAAAGGAGCATTGAATCCGAAATCTACTGGTGATAAACATCTTAACGTGCTTCGTAAAACAGACAAAGAAGTTGTTGACACTGGCGATATATATGTTAAATACAATGCAGATGATCGTTTATATAAAGATCTAGAAGATGGTGAATATGATCCTAAGCATGCTGCTAAAGTTATGAAAAAACGTCAAGATAAAGACGAAAAGGATAATGCTGAAAATATAAAAGATAAAATTGAAAATTTAACTCGAGAACAACGTGAGCGTTTTAAACTTAAGTTAGTTAGAGAATATCTACGTCGTAAAGTTGAACGAATATTACAAGAAGCTGAAAAAGAACAAACTGAAGAAACGCCAGAAGAAGCTCCTCCATCACCGGAAGCTGAAACTCCAGCACCAGAAGCACCAACCGCTCCTACAGATATGTCTGCTGAAATGCCAGCACCTGATGATGCTACACCAGAAGCCCCTACTGATACAACGGCACCAACAGAACCTACCGCAGCAACACCTGAAACACCAACTGCACCATCTGCAGAACCACCAAGTGCATCAGAACCGGTACAAACTAAAGTAGATTATAATACTGCTGGCGCACAAATTGCTGGTGAAAAAAATACTATATTCCGAGTAGATGCATTAGGAAATGTTATTAATGGAGTATTAAATAAATTGGAAAATGTTAAACAAAAAGAATCTTTCTTAAGAATGCTTCGTTTACATGTTATTAACAAATATAAAAAGTTACAAACCGAACCAGAACAAGAATAATAAAATAAAAAAGTTATATGTCTAAAAAGTTACAAAATGTTAAAGCTATTCAACAAATGTTGGATGGTACTCATAAATTCCAAACTAAAAAAACAGTGGGATTTAGTGATGCTGAATCTACTGCAAAACGCAATGAGCGTCATGAAATTGGGGATATATGGGAAGAGGCAGATCCAGTTACCGGTACTGTTTATATAATTGAACAGCGAGATGGATTCCGAGTAAAGAAAACTAAAAATACAGAAGTACTTCAACAAGTACGGGATGAATTACGATCATTTCCAAATTGTCGCAAAGAAACATGTACATGTGCTGGCACACATCATTTAGATCAGAAGATGAGAAAAATTCATGGAATGTGTTTTGATTGCACGATTGAAATGGAACATGAATTGCGAAAAGAAGGCAAGTATGAAGAGTATGAACGAAATAAAATTCGTGAAAATGCTTTAGCTTGGTTAGCAGCCGCAGAACGAGATGTTAATTTATTACGTCAAACATATACCCAAGCTGCGGAATTTGTATCAAACGGCGATGGTGTTACAGAAACGTGGACGGCAAAAATGACTCCAGAAGAATTTGATCGTACTATACAAGAACAATTCAATAAATTTAAAGAAGATTTTTTAAAAAACCTAGAGAAAGAAAATACAGATGAAACAGACGCTTAATAAATTTTATGCATTCATTGCTGGAATTGTAACCGTAGTAGTTGCTTTTATTTTATTAAAAGATAAAAAAACAAAAAACAATGTAGCAAAAACAGATGTTAAAATTGCAAAAAATGATCAACAAATTGCAGATACTGATACTAAAATAGATGATGTCATAAAACAAAAAGAAGAAGTTGTTGAAGATATCAAAAAGCAAGAAGAAGTTGTTGAAGATTTAAAAGAAGCAAAAGATTCGATTGAAGTAAAACCAGAAGCAACAGTTGAAGATGCTAAAGAAAATATTCTTAAAAAGACTAACAGAGGTCGTAAAAAGAAAAAATAAAATGAAACGTTTATTAGTTATATTATTTATGAGTCCGGTATTTGCTTATACGCAAGTGCCGGATACTTGTTTTACACAACAAGAGATTTATGACATCTCAAATACATTAGATTCATTATGGATAGCAGATTCTATTAATAACAATTTAATTTCTGCACAGCAAACTTTAATAGATTCTAAAACACAATTGAATCGATTAGATTCGTTGCATATACAGTTTCAAAACAAGAAAATAGAATTGTTAGAAGATAATATTAAATTGTATGTAGAACGCGAAAAATACTTAAAACCAAAATGGTATGATAGTAAAATCATATATTTCAGTAGTGGTATTTTAACAGCAATACTAACAAGTAAATTAATAGTAGAGGTAGTAAAATAATATGTCGCAACCAAATATAAAACAGATCATACAACAACAGTACATGCAATGTGCTAAAGATCCTGTGTTTTTTATGCGAAATTATTGTTATATACAACATCCTAAACGAGGTAAAATAAAATTTAATTTATTTCCATTTCAGGAAACATCATTAACAGAGTTACGTGATAATCGTTACAATGTTATTTTAAAGTCTCGTCAGTTAGGTATATCAACATTATCTGCAGGATTTGCTCTTTGGAGCATGTTGTTCAAAGAAGATTTTAACGTATTAGTTATTGCAACTACACAAGAAGTGGCAAAAAACTTAGTAACCAAAGTTCGTGTGATGCATGACAATTTACCAAGTTGGTTAAAAGGCGCAGTAGAAGCAGATAATAAATTATCATTAAAATTTAAAAATGGTTCACAAATTAAAGCAGTATCATCAGCAACAACCGGTGCTCGTTCAGAAGCATTATCATTGTTAATCGTGGATGAGGCTGCCTTTATTAGAAACATTGAAGAAATATGGATAGCATCCCAAGCAACACTATCAACAGGTGGTGGTGCAATTGTATTGTCTACTCCGAATGGTGTCGGTAACTGGTTTCATCAAACATGGGCAGATGCTGAAGCTGATATAAATGGATTCCATACAATTAAATTGCATTGGACAGTGCATCCAGAACGAGATCAATCATGGCGCGATGATCAAACTAAATTGCTTGGAGAACGAGGTGCTGCTCAGGAATGTGATTGTGACTTTGTTAGTTCTGGTCATACTGTAGTTGACGGTAATTTACTTTTAGAATATGAGAATCAATGCACGGAACCACTTGAAAAGAGAGGTTTTGACCATGGTTATTGGGTTTGGGAATATCCAGACTATGCCAGAGATTATATAGTTGTAGCAGACGTCGCACGTGGCGATGGAGGTGACTTTTCTGCATTTCACGTGTTCGATGTACAAGATGTTAGACAGGTTGCTGAATATAAAGGCAAGATACCACCAAATGAATTTGGTAACATGTTAGTAACAGTAGCATCGGAATGGAATAATGCGTTACTAGCAATTGAAAACGCAAATATCGGTTGGGCTGCAATTCAACCTGCAATTGATAGAGGATATCAAAATCTACATTATACATATCGCGATGATGGATATACAGATGCAGATGTGCAATTGAAAAAAGGTTATGATATGAAAGATAAGAGCCAAATGGTTCCAGGAGTATCAACTACATCACGTACGCGTCCATTAATGATTTCTGCATTGGAAATGTATATGCGAGAGAAAACACCTATCATACGAAGCAAGAGACTTATACAAGAATTGCTAGTATTTGTTTGGTTAAATGGTAAAGCTCAAGCACAACAAGGATATAATGATGATCTTGTAATGTCATTTGCTATTTCATTATGGTTACGAGATACTGCATTAAAATTACGTCAACAAGGTATTGATTTAAATAAACGTGCGTTATCACAATTTCAAAAAGTTAATCCAGTTATATATACAGGTAAATCTGGAAATACTGATACCGGATGGAATTGGAATCCAGGGGATGGTGATCAGAATCTTACTTGGTTAATATAAAAAAACATCTAGTTCTGTAACTGGTTATATTTATATTAAAAAAGAAATATGGCGTCATTAAGAAAACGTTTACAGAATTTATTTAGTACCAACGTAATTGTTAGAGCATATGGCAAAGATCGGTTACGTGTTGTAGACACAAACCGTTTACAGAGTGTTGGTAACTTAAATCAAACCAAAGTAGCAGACAGATATACTAGATTACATGGTGCAAATAAGCATCGTGTTGGTGGTCAAGGTGGATATGATTCTAATTATTATATGCATCAAAATCGTATGCAACTGTATGCAGATTATGAAATGATGGATAAAGATCCTATTATTTCATCGGCACTAGATATATATTCAGATGAATCTACATTAGCAGATCAGTTCGGCGAGATATTAACAATTAAATGTAATGATACGAGAATACAAAAAATACTTTATAATTTATTTTATGATGTATTAAATATTGAGTTTAATTTATGGACATGGATCCGTAATATGACGAAATATGGAGATTTCTTTTTAAAACTAGATATTGCAGATGAATATGGTATTATTAATGCCCGGCCATTTTCTAGTTATGAAATTGAAAGATTTGAAGAATTTGATGAAGCTACCGGTGATTATGATATTAAATTTAAACATGTAGCAAATCCACAAGAAGCATATGATGTATTTGAAATTGCACATTTTCGCATGCTATCTGATTCTAACTTTTTACCATATGGTAGATCCATGTTAGAAGGAGCTCGTAAAGAGTTTCAAAAGTTAATGATGTTGGAAGATGCGATGCTTATACATCGTATAATGAGAGCACCGGAAAAACGTATTTTCAAAGTAGACATTGGTAATATTCCACCAAATGAAGTTGATAGCTTCATGGAACAAATTATCAATAAAATGAAAAAAATTCCACATATTGATCCTCAAACAGGTAATTACAATTTAAAATTCAACATTAACAACATGTTAGAAGATTATTATTTGCCTGTACGCGGAGGACAATCAACTACATCAATTGATACATTACCAGGTATGACATTTACTGGTATGGATGATATTGAATATGTTAAACATAAAATGATGGCTGCTCTTAAAATACCTAAACCATTTTTAGGTTTTGATGAAGGAGTTGAAGGAAAATCTACATTAGCATCAATGGATATCCGTTTTGCTAGAACAGTAGAACGTATACAAAAAATTGCTGTATCTGAATTATCTAAAATTGCTATAGTTCATTTATATGCTCAAGGATTTGAGGGTGAAGAATTAGTTGGATTTGAATTAGAATTAACTGCACCATCAATTGTATATGATCAACAAAAAGTTGCTTTAATGACTGAAAAGGTTAATTTAGCAAACACAATGAAAGACATGAAACTTGTTTCTGACAAATACATATATGAATATATCTTTAATATGTCAGAGGATCAATGGTTACAAGAAAGAACTGATGTTTTAGAAGATCTTAAATTAAGATTCCGTCAAAATCAAATAGAACAAGAAGGAAACGATCCAGCAGTAACAGGTGTATCATATGGAACTCCGCATGACTTAGCAACAGTACATATGTCAAGTAAAGATGTTGAAGAGAAAGATAAAGGGGGTAGACCTCCGGAGGGAATTAAATTCGGACAACATAAAAATGCACTAGGATGGGATCCGTTAGGAACTAAACAAATCAAACAAGCCTTAGACCCAGAAAATCAAAAAACGGCATTCATGCCAGATACTAAAAGATTTAGACCAGCACAAACAAATGTACGTACCGAAAGTATTATAAAAAATATGCCAGTAAAAAAGACAACTGGTATAATTACAGAAACATTTAATACAGATAATGGAACAGACCCAGATTCTGGTACAATGTTAGACGAAAACAACATTTTATAATTGTAAACATATTTATTTAAAATTAAGGCAAAGCTCGTACAATGAAGAAATTAAAACATTCAAAGTATAAAAATACAGGTATTTTATTTGAAATGTTGGTTAGGAAACTAACATCAGAAACATTATCTTCTGATAAATCTACTACTATAGATATAATTAAAAAATATTTCGGAAAAAACACTGAACTATCTAAAGAACTACATTTATATAATGCTTTGCTAAAAGAGCAATTTAAATCA